GCTCTCCCGAGGCTGTTGCTGTATTACGGAGGTGCATACCACACGCGTGTGGGTGCATGAGGAGACTATTGAGGGCTTAGGCCGCTCTAACATTGGTCTACTCGCTAAGGATGACCTGAATGCCGCTGGCAATCAGGTTTTCCTCTCCGATCCAGGCGTGAAGAAGTGGTTGGCGCATGTCGAGGATGGCATTGCGCGACACTTGGCGTATGAGATCCACATGATCGTCGCCCATGCCCTCAGCACAGAGCCAGGGAACTGCAACGTGTTTTCAAGGGGCATTACTGCTCCTGTTACGCGTCCAGTCGCGCCGGCTGGGCCCCAAGGGGGCCCGCCGGGGAATGGGGGGCTTCCGACCCTCGCGGACTTCTTGTCCGATCCACCCGTGCCGGCTCCACTCCATTTCCCTAGGAGTGATGCAGAGCCGCCCGCCGCACGGCCGCTTCAAGACGACGCGGCGGTTCGTGATGCGGAGCGTCTGGGCGACTTCACCGTCCAGATCCCTCCCTCTGTCGCAATGGCCATGGCAACTGGCGTATGTGACATGGATGGGACGGTCGATCAGTTTGGCGAGTTGCTCTTCGGGCATACCGTCACTGTCGATCGTACGAAGCTCCTCGACGAAGATACCACCTTCGATCGAGCGGATTTAGGGAACGTGGACCCCAGGTTCTTGGGTGAGCTTATACAAGCTGAGATTGCTGTGTCACACATGCAGTATGTCGAGGCGGAGAAGCTTATCTGTGGCGGGAGAGCGGCATTGCAGGCCGGTTTGGAGAGTAAAAGGATTAAACCTCAGGGTATCCATATGCTACCAGGCGACCCGGCGAAACCGCTTATCGCGTGCGCGGCCAATGTGCACAATCTGGAGTTCGCGTGCAGGGTGAGGCACCTTGGGCAGAAAGAGAAGATACACCAGTCCTCTGTAAATCTGCTCGAGTTTGTCACTGACGTCTATTATGAGACGTTACTGGAGGATCTCGGAGGCGTGGGTGCTATGAAAGCGTCTTCCGCACAGTTCCTCGGGGCCCTGAAGGCTCAACAGCCTAAAAAGTGGGGACAGGCACGTACGGACCGCAGGTATCTTGAAGCTGTACTGTTCACTTCGGTGGAAGTAGCCAGAAAAGGTGCTAAGTGCGGAATGCCACGAAACTTCACGGTGAAGACGAACGAGGCCCTGACTCAGGTTAAGCCTCGCGGGATTATCAACCCGGGTGACACAGGCTGTGTGATACACAGTTCTAACGCCACTCTGGCTGACTTCCTGGAGCTCAACGTCCAGCACCATCTGGACCGGTCGGTGAAACATGTGTCTAAGGCAGGACTCGCCAGACG